AAATTTATCAAGTGATTGTTCTTGACGAAAACCCATTCGAATAGGACGACCATTCTTATAATCAGAGAATACACCGATAGCAATTTTAAGGTTTTCTTTAGGAGTTACACCACCAGACGTGATTGATAGTATATCAAAAAATTTATTCTTATCTTCATCTGAGTATCCCTCTAAAAAATTATCGACCCACTGAGCGCCTTTCTCGTACCAAAATCTAGATGCTGCGTCTCCTTCAAGAGCGCGGTTAACAAATTCTGCATCAGGCATTTTAAAACCAAACTTTTCTGTCAAAGCTTTCATGTCGACTTTGGTTTTGCCATCGAGCTCCGTTATTGAAGATGTACCAATTTGATCTAACAAATCATCATTAAAATCAAAATCTATTTTACCTGCTTCGATGTTTGAATAATCTAATTTTCTAAGATCTGTCTCACCATAAATTTTTACAGGGTTAAGTGTTTCTATGTATTGCTTTGTATTCTTGTCTTTTGCTAAAAATTCCTCAGCTTTCTTAAATTGTTTTTGCGCCTGCCTTTGTAATAATTCTTCAACTAATGTTTCAAATGGATCTTTTCCTGGAGGCTTGGGTCCTTTTCCATCATCGTCTGGTTCAGGGTCTTCGTCGCCTCTAGTCATTTCTGTTGTAGGCATTCTTTCAAGATCTTCCTCCTTAACATCTATGACTTCATCATCTTCTTTTTTAGTTTCAAGTATAGATAAATCTGTTTTTCCTATAACAGGTGCTGGCGTATAAAAGCTATCCTCATATGTTTTGAAAGTATCTTTGTATTGATCTGGAAATAATTGTTCTATGTCAACTAAATCATCTGATCCCAGCCCTGACAAATCAATTCCTTTGTTAGATCTAAAATATTCAACTACAGCTGGTATGGATAATCCCATTCCTGCTGCAACTGTAGCCAATGGCACTAATGCTGCTTGCACTACCATTTAATAATATACGTATTGTTTTGGTTCAGGTGGTTTGTCTTCATAATCGTCCTTTAATGATACAAAATTTCCTTGTCGATACCTCATCAAAGCTTGAGTCATGGTATCAACTAAATCATCATGCTCACCATAAGGAAAAGCTGCGCATTCTTCAATCATTTCTTCAGCAAATTGTTTTTCTGGAGCCCAAACCATTCCACTTTCAAAAACTGGTGCAACAGAATTTACACGTGATAGTTTATCGTTGCCTTTTGAAGGCGTGTAGCTCACAACAGGAATTCCAATTTGTCTAAGTTCTTGTAACAAAGGCATACCTGAAGCTTTCGCCTCTATAATTACAGTCTCAGGTTCCCAGTATTTGTATTGCTCCAAAGCAACTTTCTTTAATTCAGGAAATTCTAAGCGATCTTTCATGCAATCAAGTAAAATAATATTATCTTTATAGCCATCTTGTGATTTAAATATTCCCCATGTGCTTATTGCTGAATAATCGGCGCTATCTCTTTTAGAAAACGCTGTGTCATAACTTTGAATAACATGAACAAGATCTGGAATTTGTTCTCTCTTCCATGTTTTCCACCATTCACGTTTAATTATGGCCCCTTCTTCTGAAGTTGGCTTTTGTTGGTATTGTGCTTCCCATGACATAACGGGTAAATTGGCTTTTATCTTTTCTAATTCGTCTAATTTCCAATATTCAGGCCATATTGGTTGACCACTTGGTAAAATAGCTGGAAATTCTATTACCTCCCATTGATCCGCCTTTATTTCTGCTTGTTGTTTCATTAATCTGCCTGTTAAATCGCGTTCAGACCACCTCGTCATAACAATTACTATAGCTCCTCCAGGTTGAAGACGTTGCCTTGGTCCTGACAAGTACCAATCAAACGCATTATCAAAACTTGTATCATTTATATTTTGTTCTGAGTGTGGATCATCAATGATAAGTAGATCTGCACCACGTCCAGTTATTGCACCACCAATACCAGCACCAAAATATTCTCCTCCATGATTGGTTTCCCATCTTCCTGAAGCTTTTGAGTCTGCTTTCAAACTTACGTTTTTGTAAATTTTACGAAAAACATTGTCATCCATTAGGTTTCTCATTTTTCTTCCGAACCTGTATGACAGTTCTGCTGTGTGGGTTGCCTGAATTATTTTTGTTTTAGGTTTTTTACCCATCAACCAAGCTGGAAAAAGGTAAGATGCAAATTCTGACTTAGTGTGTCTTGGTGGCATGTTAACAATTAATCTTTTCAGTTTACCTGAAGCAATCTCTTCGAACTTTTTTGCCAGTATGTTGTGGTGATAACCATCTATAAACTCAGGCCAGACCATTTTAACAAAGTGCATAAAACTAGTTTGAGCCTTAGCATTATCATCATGCATGGCTATTGCTAACATTAGCCTTAATTCTTCATCTGAATACTTTGAAAATTTATTATTTTTGGTTTCCATTGGGACTCCTAACCCTTTTTATACTAAAAAAAGGGGGTATACCTTAAAAAAATGTTTCATATGAAATTTTGCGCTCTGAAAATTTAAAACACCGCGCTTGCGTGCTCGCGTGTGTGCGTGCGGGCGATTTTTAGGGGCGAAAAACGGCTAAAAACCGCCATTTTTTACAAAATTTACAGGTACCCTAACGTTTTTTTGGTGGTTCGCGTCCCAAGATATAACTTACAATAATAAAAATTATCGTAAGTGATCCGCGTTTCTGGCGCATTTCTGCGCTTTTTTTGGGTCACAAACCGTTATTTTTTTTAAAAAACTCGATTATTCCTGGCCAACTGACCGCGATTGGCGGTTCGCGCACGCCTTTTTCTAATATTTCCTGCCATTTTGACGTCTCATACAGAATTTCACGCGCTCCGTGAATAAGCTTCGCATGTTCTGAGAAAACAAGAATAAATGATTTTCCAGGAGCAATTGTAGAAAGTCTCAAACACATTGAAATTTGATGTGGGCTCAGTGTAATTTTATTGGCTTTAGCAATTTTACATTCAACAAATATCGTATCCATGTGTGGTGCAATCCCAATGAGATCTGGGAAGCCTTGTTGCGTTGTTGTTTCAATCCTAAACCAATTGTAAATTGTCACGTTCTTCTTAATTAATTTGACAAAGTTAGACTCTTTCATGGTACAGTAAATTTATGAGTAAAAACAAAAGTATAGGGTTACACAAATGAAAGTATTTTTACTTGTCATAAGTTTGTGGGGTTACAATGGATCATCATGGGTTTTTACTGGTAACCAATTAGTCCTGCAGGAAAAGTTTTTCGAACTCCAGGAGTGTGAAGATCTTGGACGTAAATTTATGAAATTTGAAATGAACAAATATTTTACTTACAAGGTTCAATGTATTGAAGACATAAACAAAGAAACTTAATCGCTTTTCTTCTCAACAAGTTTAACCTCTTCTGGTTCTGGTGTAACATCGATTATTTCTTCTTCACCTTTGATGCCAATACCTTTTCTTTGTAATTCATCTAGCTTAGCAACAAGTTGTTCTCTAGTTAAATTCTCAATTGCGCTCTCCATCCTAATCGTTGGATCATACAAACCAGAAGCCTTACCTCTCAATGCTTCAGCATTAATTGAAGCAGCATAATGTTTTTCTTCTTCCGCTCTTTTACTTAAACTATCTAATCTAGCTAAATGTTTATCCATATTAACAGAATACTTATCAGTAAGTTCTTTTTTTAAATCATAAATAGCCTCAGCCACTAACGGATATTTATTAGGATCTTGTAATTCATAAGCAGACTTACGCGCAATAGCATCAGAGTATCCTGCTTTTCTTGCAGACTCAGAAGCAGATTGTTGACCAGTTAGAGTATGATAACAAAATTCATGTACAAATCTTAATTGTTTTGGAGTCAATTTACGTGCTTTTCGACCATCAATTTTCATTTTTAACCTCTATAAAGCATAATTTCACACACATTTTATAACAAATTAATTAACTTTTTTCTACTCGCGTTATACTAAAATCATTAAAAACCGCCATTTTTTTTTAAAAACCTTACAGTCCTTACACTACCCTTACACTACTAGTGTAAGGAAATAATGGCTGTTTTCTCTACCAAATCAGCAACCTTACACTTGTTACACTTGTTTTGAGATATTTTGTTTTATCAACACTAACACGCGCCAAATTATGCTTTACGGCGACCCACGAAGCGCGAAACAAATAAAATAATACAAATAAATTTATCTATGATACATAAAAAATGCCTCATGGATCAAAAACACAAAAAAGGTTTTGCATCACACCTGCACGCCATTCAATATTTAACAAAGTTAGGTTACTGGGTCTTCGATAATATTTCTAAATTAGGGCCATGCGATCTCATTGGCTTAAATAACAAAGGTGAAATTTTACTAATCGATGTTAAGTCGACAAGTAAAAGAAAGACAGGAACACATGCAGGATATTTCATTAAACGCGCACCGTCGAAACAACAAAAAGAATTAGGAATTCGTATATTAATGGTCTCAGAAGACGGATCTTGCGTCTTCGAAAAACCGCAGAAATTAGCCATAAAATAGATAAGTGTTGCATCCTATGTAATATAATGTAATAAAATAGTATAAATAAAGGAGAAAGAAATGAAAATTATTAAATGGATCATTAAAGATTTAAAATTAGCGAGCAAGGAAGATTGGTTCTATGTTGCTCTAGGAATTCCAGTAAGTGTATTCGCTTACATTCACTGGTCCC